CTACACCTCTATCTCGATCCATTCACTTCCGCGAACGTCGCGATACTTATCGGTCGTTTGTGCGGATTTATGTCCGAGGATTTTTTGAGAAAACTCTTTACCCATTTCCTTTTCATAGAGTCGTGAAGCTAAACTCCGTATCTCATGAAATGGCGGTGGGTTAATTCCTTCCCATGTTATGTTTGCTAAATCTCTCGCTTTGGCGAATCGCTTTGTCAGTGTCTTATCTGCAAATGACTCACCTTTGTCAGACGAAATTATCGTTTCGCCTTTGATTGCGCGATTTTCGCAGCGCGCGATGATATCACGCAACGAGAGCGAAAGGGTATCTAGCTTAACATCAAAGGGGATTATGATCCTCATTCCTGTCTTTTCCTGCTCAACGAAAAGTTTATCATCCTTAATATCAGACCACTTCATTTTACGAACATCCCCCACGCGTTGCCCCGTCACTATGGCCAGATCCATACTATCAACAACCCAGCCCGGCATGTCAGCCGCTGCTGCCCTAATAGATAGGAAGTTGTCAAGCGACAGCCTTGCGCGCTTAACCTCTATCTTTGGGTTTTTTGTTGCATCGACGGGGTTATTGTGAATAATTCCCTCGGATACTGCCTCTCTGAAAAAATCAGTCAAAAATGATCGCATCAACTTAGCAGATGCCGCCTTTCCATTATTGGTATAATCGTTAAGAAGTGTTGCAATGTCTTTGGTGCTAATGCTGTCCATAGGCCTTGATGCGAAAACTTCATCGACCACATCCAATCGGCTATAGTAGCCAGTGATCGTCTTGCTTTTTAATCCGCGCTTACTTAGCACTTCTGTATAAGTTTTAACCCAATCTGATACAGTGACAACTGCGACACTATTAATCCGGTCAACTAGCCTCACTGCCGAACCAGCATCCATAAGTTGCATGTTTGCTTCCACTGCCTGATTTATTGCTAAGCGCTTGTCACGACCAAGTCCGAACTCCTTACCCGTCCTTGGGTCCTTATAGCTGTAATAACCACCATTTCGAACATACAAATTGGCTGGTAAATCACGCAGTGCGGCGGATCGCCTTCTTGCTGCCATTTCTAATCCTTGATATCAGATTGTTATTTGTTGGTGCGGTATTGATAGTTGAGGCGGGGTCTATATATGTTGCGGTTGATTCAACTTCATAATCTCTACCAATTTTTTCAGGTGGGGGATATATCTTTCCAGCCTCAACCCACCTGTATATCTGCTTCATAGAGCGCGGTATGTCTCGTCGTGCATTCCATTCTTTCAGGCTAATCTTCATAGCTGGCCTCTTATCTCTTTATCAATCTGACGAACGTAATAACTCAACCAGCGCTTCGCCGGGAAAGTTTTTGGTTGTAGTTCAATGGGTAGGGCGATGATTTTTTTTGCGTGGCGATTAAGAATTTCGGTGAAGTGCTTATCGTGCTCTTGAATTGGGTATTTTTCTTTAACTTCTATTATTTCAGCAAGCGCATCTTTTGCTACTGACCTGATAGCATTTTCAATGGTTGTCTCCACGCATCACCATTCCTTTACCCACAGCAGCCAGAACACCACTCCGCCGCCGCAGATAAGCAAGATCCAGTCCAGATATGTGATTATTAAATTCATGCTGTTTTGCTCCCGGTTAATATTTCTTGTCCAATCGCTTTTAGCTCATCGCGCTTAACTATGGTGAACGTGCAGCGAGGCTTGATGAATGGGCGCCAGATAAATAACAGGCTGCCTTTGCTGTTTCCGTTTTTACCTGGCTTCCCGGTGCCGGCGTTGATGAATGACAATCGGCCACCCGTGATTAGACGGACTTCATCAACAGACTCGAGCGCCAGAGAAAACCAACCGGTTGACGTATCAGCGGGTATAAGCATGACGACGATCTGATTCTGCTCTCTGCACTGCTCGGCGGCCTTTTGTACCCACGGAGTTATGTTTGAGTACGGAGGATTACACCAGATAGCGCCGTAGCTGATCCATTCACAATTGCTCGGTTAGATAGCGAGCGCATAATGCACTTTGGTGACTGGCAGCAGCATCAAGGTAAAATCCGAACTCCAAATCCAGAGCCGCAAATATATCGTTCGGCGTCTGCCATAAATCTTTCAAGTTATCCGGGGTGTGGCTGCCACCGTAATCACTCATGCCGCATTCCAATCGCGACGAATTCGTACCGGCTGTTCACTTAGCATCTGCATTCCCCTCTACCAAAGTGAATGTTTTGCAGCCACAGTTGGGGCAGCAATTATCAGTCCAACCGCTTTTATTTCGCTTCCCTACTAGTTGATCTTTAGCGTGAGTTTTCCGGCAGCGACGGCATTTGAATTTCTGCATCACTCATCCTCGACCGTAAAACCGGCGTTTGTTATTTTTACGCTGAATTCAACACGGGCGGCGTTGTAAATCGCGGCTAGGTCTTTATTACTGAACTCTTCGTCAACGAAAGAACTAGCGCTTCTACGAGGCGGCAGCACAACAGGCTTATTCAACTTATCGTTTGCCGCTGATAACGCTGCTTCTGCTTTCTCGGCACGCTTACCAGCGGAAAGAATCCTATCTGCCATTTTGTGCCATTCACTATCAGCTTGGTTGACCTTTTCACGCAGATCATCACGCTCTTTCTGCGCCGCTTCCAGTTGGGCTATCAACTGTTGCGCCCGCGCAATAGTTTCACCCGCCACCGCGCCGGTAATACCCAAAGCCTCGGCAATCAGAGTGCAAGTATTGAGTGCTGCATTGCGTTCAGCTTTTAACGTTTCATACTCAGTATTTTCAGACATAACTATTCCTCAGCAGATTGCTGTAATGGGGTGGGGGATTAGGCTGCCAATCCGTTGGCAGCAAGTGACAATTTCAGATTTGAGTTAATCCGGTCGGCAGTCCGTTGCGCTTTAAGTGGGTTTTTAATGACTTCGTTGTAAGGGGTAATCCATCCGTGGTGCTTGCCTGAATAAACGAGGGTTATATTGCCAACAGTGATGTTGTCGTGAGAGTGGGTCATTGCGCCCTCCATTGCTCCCCGAACACAAATCCCAAATCAGTTAAAACGCTGTCCATGGCTGTTATAAACTCAGGAATGTGCTCATCGAACTGGCGCATCATTTTCTCGTCACGTTCCAATGTGACATGGTGAATTGCCTCTCTTTTCATACGTGGGTCGTAGTTCGCAAAGTGCCATCCTTGGCGGCCTGTCACCCACATGCTGAATTGGCACTGAGCGATGTATTCTGGTTTAATTTCACCATTGACGCGAAAATCTAAATAAACCGGCGTAGTGAACGGGCATTTAATTTCTAGCCCATTGCCATCATCAACTAGCCCGTCTGGGCTGGCTGCCGTGCGCATACCTTCATCCTTGAAGATAATTGGCACGGTAGAAACCTGCTTGCCGGTGGTAAATTCAAATAGGCTTCTTGCCTCATCTTCGTGATTGTTTCCCCACTCCAATGGTTTGCCGAAAACCTCAGGGGATTGCCCTGTACATACCTCAGCTACCAATTCCATTAAGTAGCCTTTCTTTTTCTCACCCCAGCCTTTACCGCCACGTCCTGTAGCGATAACGCAATGTGCTCTTGATGCCGTAATCACCCCAAGGCGTAACGCTTTCCATCCCTCACTACCTTGCTCCAGATTTCTTGCGTCAATCCCTGTGCGCTGCAAGATAACGTCATAATCAATCATGCTGCCGCCTTAGTTGTCTGAGTGGTTAGTAGTGAAAGTGCAGTTTTTGCCTCAGCCTCTGTTAGCTGGGTTGCTTCAGTGATTGGGCGTTTAAAGCGCTTAGAGAGGTAAGGTAAAAAGGTATCCCATGTTCCATCACGGGGTAGCATTGCATCGTTGATTGCCTTCAGTGTTTCGTCAGTGGCTGGGCTTACGTCCTTCTCAACACCGCGTTCGGCTGCAAAGTTAATGCCCTCGCCACCTTCGGTATTAACGTAATCAATGGCTTGATCCAGTCGCTCACGGCGGGGCCAGTATTTAGCGGCCTGTTTAACCACTGTTTTTAGGATCATTTGTTCTTCATCGGTAGACCAGGGTGAAGTTTTTCCGCTTTTATACAACTCAGATCTGTCTCGAATGGCATAGACATCTGCAATTCGCATGGTATTAGTCAGGTAGTCGCCATCATCTGTTTTGACGACACAATAAACACCGACCATTTCACCGCGTTCTTCAGCCGTAGCAAACTCGTTAAATTCATGCTCTGGCGCTCGGTCGATACCAACCCGTTTAAACTTATCGTTCTTTCTGACGATTGCTGACTGGCACCACTTGATAGCGCCAGACTGTTGAGCGATATGCATCAACCCCATATAGCTTATGTCGAGACAAATATTTCCCTTGCGTGGGACTAAATAAGCGAGCTTTTGGGCGGGGTTTAGCGTTATTCCAATGGCTGATACATTCATTACTGCACTTCGAGTTGATAGCGTATTCCCTGCCGCGACCTTCGCAAGGTATTCATTGCCGCTAAACACCTGCATGGCGAATTCCATTTCGCGCTTGAATGCTATCGTTGGCTCAGAGCATACAGCCTGAAACTCTTGCTCTAGTGGCTGTAACGTTCCGTAAATTACATCAATATTGCTAGCCATTATGCCGCCTCATCATGTTCATCCAGTCGCCGCTGTATTTCCAGCGCCTGTTGCCATTTGGCATTTTCAAATAGGACGTTGTAGAGTGCGGTGTCGAGTCCTTCAAAGTCGTACTCATCAACTAAAATATTGAAAGCTTCACGGTCGAATTCAGGAAGGTGTTCAAAGGTTTTAATTAGGTTATGAACCCGCAGTGCCTTTTCCTGCCTCTCTGCGACTTGTCCAGCTTGTTCTAAATCTTGCTCGTTCAATGAGCTATAAATCTTCCGTGCTTCGGCAATGTCGGTGGATGTCATAGCGGATTCCCCTTAGTGCGTAGAAACTCAACTATCTTGTCCAGCAAGCTCTTACGGGGTGTCGGGGTGAAGCTTGCTGAGGTGAGGCGGTATGCCGGTTGGTGCTGAATTTTGGTCAAATAGTTAGTAGAGCAGCCCGATGCGGTCTGCCCAGCAAATGCATGTTGCATGGGATACTCCGGTTTAATTAGTAGACGATCTGAATGGGTGGGCGCTCACCGATAGCGGCGGAGGCGTTCTGATTTTTGATAATGGCGATAACACATGCCTTGGCGCATTCAGCATCAATTCCGGCATCGGTTAGCACGGCCATGGCCGCGTTATTTACTTCTGCCTGGTGAGCTTTGTTGGCTGCTTTTTTGGCCGCTTCATCAGCAACACGTTTCTCTTCTGCTAGCCGGGCATCTTCTTTCTGCTTGGCTTCACGTTGTACTCGCTCAGCTTCCTGCTGTGCTTTAAGTTTCTCGGCGGCGATAGCTTCCTGCTTCTCGCGCTCGGCCTTTTGCTCTGCCGCGATACGATTGCGCTCTGCAAGTTCAGTTGCTTCCTGCTTCTCACGTTCAGCGCGCTCAGCTAATTCTTTAGCATCACGCTCAGCTTTAGCGGCGGCATCCTTGGCGGTCTGTTCAGCTCGTTCCTGAGCCAGTTTTGCATCACGTTCACGTTGTTCTGCGGCTTCAATGTCGCGCTTGGCTTTTTCTTCAGTTTCCCGCTTCGCCTTTTCTACTGCCTGTTGAGCAATGAATTCTTCATGAGCCTTGCGCAGGCGTTCAACCTCTTCAGCCTTTTCTTTAGCGTCTCGATCGAAAGCATCATTCATTAGCAGGGCCATCTCATGGGCCACTTCAATTTCTGCCGCCAACTGCTCAGCTTTCTTCTTGGCTTCAGCTTCCTGCTTTAACCGGTCCTGTTCGGCTTCCCACTCAGTCAGCGGGCGGCGCGTTTCGTCGCGTATTTCATCGCATTCAATGACAAATCGACGAAGTTCAGCTTCAATGATTTTAGGCTGCTCTTTTAGATGGCGAAGGTACTCACGGCCCGGCTTTTCGATTGCTGTTTTGCTTCGTGACGCACCGGCGGCAAGTGATGCTATCCGCGCTCGGCCCTTTGCAGTCGATACATCTGGAACTTCATTAACCGCCTGCCGAATTTGGTCGAGGTATTTATCAAGGCCGTTCGTGACGTACAGTGTCGGGTAGGATTCAGGCTTAATGTCGATTACCACCAAGCCGGTGTTTTCGTCTGCCATGCTCATTTCCTTGTGTTTAGCCCACAGCAAAACACCGACGATGGTCAGTTACTTACTCTGGGGATTGGTGGGGGTGGGGAGTTACTCGGTTACTTCTTCAAATTCACCATTTTCATTCAGCGAATACCAAACATCCGGCTTAATTCCGTTTTCGCCAACTTTGCTGGCACGGATATGAATTATCTCGCCGTCGTCATCTCGATAACACAGAACAATAGCCCCGTTTTCGGATGCTTTGGCTTTCCCGCCTTCACCGAATGAAGCCGCTACAGATTGCGATCCAGACACCTCTGCCGCTGACCGGTTGCCAGTGTTGGTTGCCGCTGACTGGTAGCCAGTGTTGGTTGCCGCTGACTGGTCGCCAGTGTTGGTTGCCGCTGACTGGTCGCCAGTGTTGGTTGCCGCTGA